ACCCGCAGCTCTATGCGATCAACGCGTCCTCTTAGGTTATGCCCGCCATTATTGTCAGGCCTTAATTCCGCTAAATAGTATTTAACAAGGTGGCGTACAAGCCCAGCCGCGCAGCCCACAAGCGTTGCTATCCCCAATAACAAAGCAAGCCACGACTGAGCCTGTGTCATCTACTTAGACCCTACGCCAAATTGCTTCTCATTAGGTGCAAGGGCTTTAAGTAGTGGCCCAACCAACCCTGCAATAAAGGCGTTAGCCAATACTTTAGGGTCAGTGATACCTGAGATATACAAAGCACCTGCAGCACTGAGAGCTGCGCGGATATAGGAAAGGCCTGCAGCCTTTAGTTGCTCGTTCATTAGTTGCTCTTTTCTAGCCCTAATTTGTCTATCAACGCCGCCGCTTTAGCTGCGCTAATACTGATTTCAAAGTGCATCTCATCTTTGCGGGTTTTGTAATCTCCACCCCAGGTAAGGCCATATTTTTTGGCTAACGCCTGGATCATTGGTACCTTTTCAGCTGGAAAAGTACCCGCCTTGCCTAGCGGGTGCTTTGTAGAATTAAGGTCTATAGCTGTGCCACTGGCATGGTTGCTCAGTTTTGTCGGCTCAGCTCTGACCATGCGATAGCAATAGCCCCAGTCATCTAAAGCGCCATGATCTAGCGGCTCTATCAGCTCGTGAAACTCAGCTGCAAAACCAGCAAGCAACGGCCCTACACTCTCAGCACAACGTAGCTTTAGGTTTGTACCTTGAACAACGTATGGCTTGATTGCAATTGCCGCTGAATCTTTACTGGCTGGATAGCCGTTATAGCTACTCTCCACGTGTAACGCTCGGTGTGGATTGTTCCGCTTGTCGGCGGTCGTATTCTTCTTTAGTCATTGACTCAGCCGTATCGCTTGCCTCATCAATTACAGTAACAATATCGCTACCAAATAAATCTTTACTCTTAATAATTGTCATAGTTCTGCACTCCAGCCTAAATAAGCGGTTGTTGAATTGTTTGCACGAATTGAAGTTGCGGAACCTGCAACCAAACCTGTTGAGACAGTTGTAGAAAGAATTGCCTGATTTGTTGATGTGTTGCTATCGTGAGTAATTGCAGTACAAGCAACAGTACCACCAATTGCAGTTACCATTATGTAGTTACCAGGTGTTCCAGTAGTTTCGATCGCAGAAGGTGCTATGCGCATAGTCACAGGATAAGCAATATACATAGTTGTCGCAGTTGTTGATGTCGCCTGACCTGTTGCAAAATTTGCATAAGCAACGCCACCTGTATTTCGGTAGTAGTAACGCTGGCAAGCGGCTAATTCTCCTTGGATTGTTCCTGTTGCAGTTTGGAAAGCGGTAGCGGTATTTGATGCTTCTACTTGTACGCCCCAAATATCAAACGTATTGGATTGGATTCCAATAGAAGAAGCGCGAGTATTAAAATCACTTCCAGCCGAAACCCAAAATAATATTTGTAAGGTATTATTAGAACCAATTGTTTTTCCACTAATTGATGGTACTGATACCGTATAAGAATAGCGTGTCCAAGAAGTAGAAATAGTAACACTTCCTCCAGGCGTGCTAACAGCAGTAGAGCCACCGCTACCAAATTCTTGAAATACGTCTAATGCAATTTTAGGTGTTCCACTTGCTGCTTTTGCCCAAAATGAAACAGTTATTGTTTGACCAGCAAATGTTCTTACATCTTCAATAGGTTGCGTAAGAGTTGAATATACAGATGTTCCACTTTGTCCTGTTGTTAAAAGTCTTGCAAAATTTATTGCCTCGTATCCTGCAACTGGTGCTGCTCCTGTTGCAAATGTTTGTGCTGAATATGTACAGCCACTACCTGATACCAATTTCCATCTGTCAAACCCGTAAGTATTATCTGAAGTTGTAGATGTAAAATTACGTTGATTAAATCTAAAATCACCGTTTATAATTTTATTCTTACCAGCAGCAAAGTTTGCTTGATAACGTAAGCCTGTTGAGGTGGAACTATCTGCTACAAGTGTCTCGCCATTGTTGCCTACAGTTAATGCCGTTGCCGTGCTTGCTCCCGTACCAGCTACCAAATCTCCTTTAGCTGTTGTTGCTAAATTAAGAGTTACGGCTCCACTTGATCCGCCACCTGTAAGACCTGTACCAGCTGTTACGGCTGTTATGTCTCCAATATTTGCGCCAGTCCAAATTGCTGCGCCTGTACTTGAAAAGTACAAGGTACCGCTGTCATATTGATTGAGAGCGAGTGAAGCGGACGTAGATACCGTTGCTGTACCTGCTGTAATTGTTGTAACGCCTGCGCCAATATTTGTAATTATTAAAGTATCACCAGCCGTAAATACGCCAGTGTTCACGGTAATTGTAGTTGTACTGGCGTTACTCATTGTTATGCGGGTACCTGCATCTGCAGCTACTAAGGTGTAGTTGGCAGTTTTAGCGCTAACGGTTTGGTTATAGTCATTAGCCTGCAGTGTGGTCATCTGAGCAGCCGTTAAGACTTGCCCAGTGGTATAGGTTTGTTTTGCCATTGTTTCTCCTTAGTAAGTCAATACGCCAGTGTCGAGTAAGCCATAAATAGAGCTATCTAAAACAAAACCATCTATGACAGGCTCTAAAGTTGTAAAAGTTACTTGCCAACGGTTAGGTGATATATCCATTGCTACGCCAAAAACCTGCAAGGTTTTAGACAAAGTAGAATTACCTGACTGAGTAGTGGTAATGGTTACAGGGTCAAAAAAATCTAGGTCAAGAGCTGCGATAATTCCAGCGTCATAATTTTCTGTGTAGAGATCCAGGGTAATAGCATCACAGCGCACTGTAGTTTCAGCGCGTGAGGCTACATAAGATTGGGCATATTGCAGGGCCACGGCATCTGTTTCCATTAAAAGGTTTTGCTGGTTATAGCTGTGTAAGAAATATTTATCAATAGAGGCAGCATCACTAGCTGATTGGGTAGTGCCGCCTGTGCGCGTGATTTGTGCCGAGTTATATACCTGGGCATCATTGAGCAGCCATACAGCATTAAAGTATCTAATACCCACGCCAGTGTTATTAAACAGCACTGCAGGCGCACCTGACCCACCCGCCGTTACGCTTCGATCTTGAAAAGTAAAGAAACCTGCAGTGTCCACATACAACGCGCCGTATTCGCTTGTTTCGACAGTCTGCATTGCCGCTAGGGCTGTACGCGCTGTGCCTGGATCTGCCTGCATTGTTGTAAGTCCAGCATCTACATCACGCATACCCGCTGGCCAATTGATCTGATCTAAAATTGCATTGATACGAGCGCCGCTAAGTTGGCCTGCAGGCGCAGATGCAACGGTACTAATTTGTGCGTTTTGAGCCAGTCTAAAAGCATCTACACAGGTAATAGTTGTGTACTGCAACTCTCCAACATTTTTAGGTGTAACAGTTGAGTAGCTAGTAATAAAGCCACTAAAGATTAAATAAGTAGTTGGCCCATAAGTGGCACTGATTTGTACTTTCTTCATAGGCGTTAGCAAGCCGTAGTAAGGGCTGTTTACATTTTGCGGGTTAAAGTCGCCGTTTTGATCTATAAGCCGCATCGACATTGTGCCAGTCTGGAATTGGTCTGACTGGACATCTCTACCACGCTGTGTGCGTAGTTGATCTACCTGGTCAGATACATCCACGATTACTGAGGCGCTATCGCCTAATAAGTTTGTACCTAATATGCCTGTGCCTAACACCATTGTCTGTGTAAAAGAAGGGCCTGTAGAAAAATTGATAACAGCGTTAAGAATAGGAATAGCCATTACAAAGACCCCGCTACATTAAGGTTGTTGCCGTACTTGTTATTAGTCTGCACAGCGTTTTGTACTACCTGTACTAAATCCTGCTCGCTAAGCACTGAGCCTTGTACAGTTATATTGACAGTTGTGCCGCCCTTGTCGTAAGCCCCTGTAGCACCTGAGTTAAACATAGAGCCACCCTCAGCCATTTTAAAAGATCCAGCATTAAAAGGTTGGGTTAAAATACCTTGCGCAATAAATAGGTTTTTGGCCACGCTATCCTCTAACCCTTGAAACACGGCAGCTGCACCATCTACAAGCGCCGTAAATTCTTTACCGTTTTGACCAATTACTGTTACAACCCCGCCTAAATCTGCAACAGCTGTGTTTACTTCATCTAAAGTGTGAGGCAGGGTTGTAGGTGAGATTCCATTGGGTGTTTGTACAAACGGTGAGCCGCTTGGGGGAGTCATTAGGGTTGGCGAATTAGAAGCACCAGGCACATTAAGGCTAGGTATTTTAAGCTGTGCCAAAAGGGCTAAAGCCAATTTTAAGTTTTCAATATCTATAAGCTCTTTAGGTTTTAAGGCATTGAGAATATCTGCTATTTGTGTAACAGTGTATTTTTGATTTTGCAGCGCGCCTAAGATTTCTACATCCTTGTTAAGTTTATTAGTAGCAGCTTCAATTGCCT